GTTTCCGTCAAGTAAGAAGTCAGTAATTAAATTACGACGGAATGTACTAATGTCTTGAAAAGGATTTGGCTCTTTATTTAATAAAAGCTCTACACGCGAACGCTTAATACCTTTTACTACACTAGACATTCCTTGAACTTGTCCACCTACAGAAATTGGAATTTCTGAAGTGTCATCAACAATCATGTTTACGCCTCGATTTACAATTTCAAGGTCTTCGTAAGCTCTCTCGTAGTTTACTACTCGTTCTCGAGAGGGTTCTACTTTATGGTCATAGTAGGGTTGTGCCGGATTTAACTTCTCCTCCGGTTTACGTCCAATTAGTCTATCATACCATGCCATGTTTGTCTCTTTGAATCTCTACCCATCGCATTTGTTTCTTTGCAGTCACTAGGGCTGGATTTCTGCCATACAATCTATGCAGTTCCAAATGATGTTTGTGACATAGTGTGACTGTATGTTCGTACAGCTCTGCCCACTTGTCTTCTATAAACTCGTCTCGCCAAATTACAATATATTCGTCTGTATAATGTGCCGGTCGCTCTTTTGTTTTCTGCTTTAGCCACTCTCTCAATAGAGGCGCTAGAGTGTAAAAATGGTGAAAATCGAGTTCGGTATCAGCTCCGCAAATGTGGCACTCTGTACCCTTTTCATATTTTGATTTAGCGCGATCCCGAATATATTTTACAGGATCTCTTTTTAGCTTTTTCATTTTGAATTATAGCCCTTGTAAGATAAATTGTCAAACACTATTTTTTGTAGGTCTCTTTAGAACCCGGTCTGAGTTGTTTCAAATGAGTATACCGCGTATCGCAAAGCATCGGCCATATGCGATGCTCGATTATGTTTCGGTTTTTCTCTTGCAAGATTTGGATTTGGGTCCCATTGGTACTGGTCAAGACAAGATAGTACTTCACCGCATCTTTGATCGACCATCATTTTATCATTGTCAACAACGCCTGCTACTTGTGCGATTCCATCTAATACTGACTTCTTAGCATTTATAGTAGAAATATCGTAGTTTTGTGCGAAGTCAAATCGAGTTTGCTGTGCTGCGGAATCTATGTAAATATAGTCGATGTCCCACTTGTCAGAGAGTTCTCGAATTACAGCGGCGTGCTGTTCGGTGGTCTTCTCGGCGTCTAGGTACTCATCTAATACGTAGTACATCTCTTCGTCCCAATCATACCCTATAACAACAAATGCAGTTGGGTCACGATAACCAACGTCGAGACCAGCAAATACATCCATACGACTAGTATCAAGCTCTTCATTGTTGGCAATACACTCTTCGTGATTAAAGTTCCAAATTTGACCTTCATAAGTGTTAAAGTCTGCTTCGTACTCCTGCCTAAATTCTGCCTCGGACATAGATTTTTTAGCTTCTTGTATATCCATCGCAGACATGCGCGGATTATCCTTATAAGTAGCCCGTATTGAACACCACTCTGGAAACTCATCATTGAATCCTCTATCAAAAAACTCCGCAAACCAGTTGTTCCTGCCCCGAGGGGTTGAGATAAAGATAGCTTTGGAGTTATCTTTGTCCAAAGTAGGACGTAAAGCTACGTTGAACGCATCACGTCCGTCTGCCAACGCCGCCTCGTCAAATATAATTAAATCGTAACTACGACCCACACAGGAGTCAACTTGGTTTACAGAGCCCATTCGAACCGTTGAGCCGTTGCTCAATTCTATGACTTTGTCTTTTGCATTGTCCTTTGTTACTTCAAGGTCAAAGTGCTTAATAAGATTCCTTTGTAAGTCAAAAGAAATCTGAGACAGCGAGTAATTGGGGGACATGATTAGGATGTTGGAACCAGGAACTAATGAAACAAGTTGCCCGATTATGTTTGCGATATATGTTTTGCCTTGCCGTCTTGAAACTGCTGCACAGACAAATCTGTACTTAGGATTATTGATCGCATTTATAATTGCTACCTGAGAGGGTAATGGTGTAACGCCAAGTAAATCCAGGTAGGGACTTACGGCTAACTTAAGAAAGCGTGTCTCAGATTGTAAATTTAAAAATTCGTCTGATATAATATCAGCTCTACTAATTTGTACTGCCATAATCTTTACTCAGATTGTTGATCTTCTAGAACTTCTTCGTTCTTTTCAAGCCAATCATCAGCATCTGTATCTACTTCGTTCTGTGTTGCTTCTCGATAGTAAATAATTATTTCTTTCTGCTGACCAATGTAACGCTTTAACTCTTGAAGATTATACGCCATATTTTCATAGTCTTGAGGCGTAATGCCAAAAAGTACATAAGTACCGCTTTGCATCTTTTCAAGCTTTGCTACTTGCTCTTCAAAGTTCTTTTCTGTTAGTACAAAAAACTCTACATCTCGTAGGTCAATTGCTTTTGGTAACGGAGGTTGGTATATTTCTAGAGTTTTATACTCCGTTACTGTTTTAATAACTGGCTCTGGCGCTGGAAGCGGTTGAGGCTGTAACAGCGAGCATCCTCCGAGCGTAAGTAATAGTACACTACTGAGAATCCGCATTTTCTACCTCCTGACTTGCTTCCTCTATTGATCGAAAAACCTTCTTAGTACCATTATTGATACGTGGCTCAATCAATCCAGGTTTTGCTCTTGCAAGACGAGTCATATCATGACGTTTAAAAATAGATAAGTACCCATCCATTTCTGCTTGCATAGCGTTGTTCTTTTCAGATAACGCACCTACTGCTTTTAGCTGTACTTGTAGATTTTGCTCCGATTGTTCTCGTGCTGTTTTTTCTTTTTCAAATGCAGTCTCTAATCGTACAGCATTTTCTTTTAAAGTAACAGCGTTGGCTTCTAGTCTTGCGATCTGTGCCTCTTTTTGGCTTACTACAGTAGTATGATACGCATACCCTGCGCCTGCAAGAAGTAGCACTATTGGAAGCATTTTTATCATTCCTAACATTACTTCACCTTTTTAATCTGGAAATTAAACGCATCTTGCGTTTTTAACTCAAAAGGCTCTCCAGATGTGAGTCTTCCTTTTAAGTGTTTTGGCTCACATTTATCAAGCCATTTAAACTGGTACTGAGTTTTCTTTTGAGGGTCTATCCAGATAGTTACTTCCCACTCGTTTATAAAGAAACTAACAATCCAGCGTAGCGGCCAGGAGACAATTCTCAATAAAGTTTTCCCAGCGTTTTTCAATTTCTTCTCGCTCTTTGTAAGTAGCATAAAGGGCTTCCTTTTGGCTGTCTGGAGACTGGTGATACTCTATCCACTCTTCCGGGGTCATGAACTTTTTCTTTGGGTAAGATACTCCTAGTTCAAAACTATAGTATTCTTGCCCTGTCACCAAATCTTCATGAAACTCAAGGTTTGGTGACATTGCAACACAGCTTGTTAAAAATAGTAATGGTACTACTTTTTGCCAGACCATGCTTGAGCACCAAAGAATGCAGCTACAATACCAGCTACCGAAACAAAGTAAACTGAAGCCATAGAACCTAGTATCTCTGCTGCCTGGTGTAGCCCTAGCATTTCTGTGAGCATAACAGTAGCAGGATAAAGAAGCATTCCTCCAAGAGCAAACCACGTCATGCTACGTTGTGCATCCCGCATTGCATCTAAGTCTTCAAGCTCTTTCCTTTTAAACTCAAGATACATTTTCTTTTCTTCTTCGTCTACCTTGTGGTCGCCGTTTACATCTGCTGGATGGTATCCTGCTTTTTCTAAGTCTTCTCCCATTACTTTTTCCATTTAGCCATAGCAAGTTTAAGTGCTACGTCTTGAGGTAGGTAGAACCAGTAATATTTCTTGTGACCTAGTTTTTCCATTTCCTCCCAGCTAACAAACTTTTTAGTCCAGTTATCAGCCCAGTGTTTGCCAAAACGAAGAACAGCGTGTCCTCCTCCATTCTTAGTAGTTACTCTGCGAACCTGGGCCTTTCCAGTACATAAGTACCACCAAAACTTCCACATAGATTTACCACTAATAAGGTATAGGAGTGTGAGAGCATAGTCTTCGCAATCTCCTACATAAGGGTGCTCTTTCATAATTTGCCAGTGTTCTGGCTTTGCATACTGGTCAATGTCGTACTTATACGCCCAGGTTGAATTTAGTTCTTCGACTTCACGCTCAAACATTAAAATCTCTGCAACAACAAATCAAAAACAACTCCCATCTCTGAAGTTGCTCCTGCTTTTGCTCTAAACTGAATATCAGTTTTTTCTTCAATTCGTAAAGGAACAACATAATCGTACCCTACTGCAGCTGCAAATGTTCCAAATTGTCCTTTTACTTGCCACGCTCCATTATTAAAAGTCTTTGTTCTGAGCTGAACCGTAGCTTCTTGATTCTTTGAAATAGATACTTGAAACTTTTTAAAAAATGCTGTATGATTTGCAGGAACGGTATAGATTCCCATTAAAGTTTGTCCTGCGTCTGCACTAATTCTTGCAATATCCGTGCCACCAATGGAAGCAGTAATATTTCCTACGTTTGTTTCATTTGTACCTGCTGTTAGTACTTTCATACGAAATACTCGTAAGTAGGTGTCTGACCCCGTAGTAGCTGCAGAAGTTCCTGTCATTGTTACAATAGAAGTCTGCAAGTTATAGCTTGCATCAAGCCCTTGTACCTCCACCGTTTGTGCACCTACTCCCGCGGAAGCATCATCGGAGGAAGAAGACACAATAGATACTGCAGCGGCAGTAGTTGGCAAAGGGTCAGTGCCTAAATCAGAAATTACTTCGTAGCTGCTTCCTATTGCAGTATTATACCCGAACTTATTTACATGAGTAGTAGGCTTAGAGTTATCTAAACTTGGGAACTCTATTCTTTTTGTGTAAAAACTCATTACCATTTCACCTTATCGGCCCAATAAGCAGCGCTCATCTTACCCTTTGCGATATTCTTTGCGTGACGTGCTTTAAAGCTGCGTCGTTTTGCTTTCATTGCTGCACTTTCACCAGCTTTTGGCTTTCCTGCAGTCTTAGCTCCTTTTTGCCCAAATCGAATCGTTTTGATTTTGTCACCTACCTTTGCTACGACGATGTGGGACTTCTTTGGGTGTCCTGGTGTACGACGAGGTTTGTTGTACCCTTTTACCCTTGCTCGAGCTAATCGCGGATCTCGCTTTTTACCTTTTCTTCTTGCGGCCACTCTTTCTTCTCTTGCGAGCAAATGTTGCTACATTTCTCGGCTTTCCTCCTGGGTTGCCTGCTGCTCTTTTACGTCGTATGGCTGATCTCTTTTGAGCCTTTGTCATACGCGCTGCTTTTGCTGCAGGAACACATTTCGGATACTTACCTTTTTTCGAGGTCTTACGACCGCAGGCTTTGTATCCCCCGCCCTTTTTAGGACGGGAAATATCTACCCACTTTTCTTTGAACCACTTACTAAGTCCACCTTTAGGCTTAGCCATCAGATTGTAAGTTTATGGCCCCACTTTTTCCAGGTCCAGTGCAGTGTTGCACCTACTGCCATACCAAGTATAAATTCCATTTTACTTTCCCATGCGGTATTTACCGCCCTGCGCTTTGTAAGTTTTTACTAGCCATCCATTTGCATAAGCAGAAGGATAGACTTTGAACTTGCGCTTAGCTTGTGCTTTTACTCGTGCGTACAACTTTTTGTTTGTAGGCACGGGACGCTTCTTAGCAGCTTTCCTACTTCTTTTTCTTACCGCCACGCTTCTTCTTCATGATTGCTTTTCGCAATGCTGGGGGAAGCTTTTTCTGTGCTGCTGTCAAACCGCCCATAGACTTCTTTTTCTTACCGCCCTTTTTAGCTGGACGTCCACGCTTTTTACCGTAAGTACCTTTACCTGCTGGCATTAGTCTTCCTCTGCGACAGCCTCTTCCATGCTATCGTATTCCCGAACTTCGGGTACTGGGAGTGGAGCTTCGGCTTCGTGCTTTAACACCATATCAAAGATTTCACCGCAATCTTCTGAGGCATGAAGCACTGCTCCATTTTCACTAAGAATCCACTTACCGTGCTTCTTAAAAATGTGTACATTTTCCATTCTTATCTCCTAAGAAAAGGCTACCATGAATAGCCCTATTACCAACCCTATATTAAATCCTATAGAGCATGCAAAAATAAAGTCTTTAAAAAATCTGTTCCTTTTTGGTTGAAATTCATATTCAATTGGCATTTATTTCATTAATAGCGTCACAATGACACCCGCGAGGAAGAGTATCATACTTCCTGCACCCATAACTAGACGGTTTTCCATTCGCTTAATTCCTTCTTCAATATCCATAAGTCGGTTAAACGTAGTCTTCCATCTCTCTTCGCACTGAGCATCGTGCTGTGCCATTTCTATCTCAATATCACGAACTCGCATATCAAGGTTATCAACGCGATCTGCCGCTGCAAGCATTCTTTTTGTTGAGTCATTCTGGTCCATTTAACAACTTTTCCATCAGTTTACCATAGTTACCTTGTCCAAATGGAAGTGCTGCATCGTTAATCTGAACATTAGTTTGATTACGAATATTAGTACTTTCGGCCTTTAGTAAGTCTGCTTGCGCTTTGATTTCATCCATTCGCATTTTGTGTGCCATCTGTAATAAATCTGCTAAGTCTTTTGACGAGTACACACCAGTTTCCTGGGCTTCGTCAAGCTTACTCGCAATCATCTCATCTAATACTGATGCTATGTTATTTTTATTGCGGTAACCCATATCAAGGTAAACGGTATCAATATACTTCTTTACCTCACGCTTGTTTAGTAGTTCCACTACTTGGTTCTCTGGAACGCCCATAAACTCACAGACCGCACGAATATTTCCATACTGCAAATAGCAATTGGCTACCTCGAGGCCTTCTGGCGATATTGTCGTAACTTCTTTACCCATTTTGCAATTCTACTCCATACCAGTTGCAAAGTCAAGAATTATTTTTGGTACCTTAATCCGCTAAGGGGTTGTCCAAAGCTTTTTGGAGTTTTTCCTCGAGATCATTCTCAAGTTTCTCCATATCGGTTTCTATGCGTTCTTCTACTTCTCGCATCGTATCTCGTACGTCTTTCTCAGTCTCGCGAGTAAGGTTGGATACTTGTCGAAGTCTATCATCAATATCGCTTTGCATGTCTTTAACTCGTGCACTTGTACTATCAGTAACACGCTCAATGCGAGTGATGTCGTCTTTCAACCCATTCTTGATGTCGCGAGTATACGCGATAGCTTCATCAAGTTTGATTTCGATTTCGTTGTTTCGTGCTTCAATTGTACCTACATCAATATTTGCTACGATTTCTCGCATGTCCATATAATCTTTGTAGAACTCAAACCCGGCCCAGAGAGCGCCCCCTAAAGTAGAAAGGGCAGTAAAGACTACTGCAGCCTTTCCGCCCTTAAATGTCATTCCTGCAAATTCAAACTCTGCCATTTATTTGTCATTTTCAAACTGCAGCGCACGTAAGTTCGCTACCTCCTGTTTGAGCCGTTGCACTTCGAGTCTTTCTCGTTCTAGTGCAAGTTGGTATAATGTATTACAATTTATTCTCTCTTCTGGTTTATCAAGTGGTATAATTATACGAGCATATACTCCAGTGGATGTACCACCCGTATTATAATTTTGTTGCAGCATCGTTGGGTCTGGTTCGTCGATAAGTCCAAGAACTCCAAACTCTAAGTTTGTTGATGATCCAATCGCGTTGGAGCAATCCATGTCTCCGTGGCGAAATCGATCCGACTGATAACTCTGTGGTGATCCGGGCATCTGCAAATTTACAGACTGTCCAAATGCTACTGAAGGTATCAGTAATAGTATGTAAAAGAGTCTCATACGAGGCCTCACTTAATCTTCGAACAAACTTTTGATGATATAATGCTTTTCTGCGCATTTCCTTTTTCTAAAAGTGACCTGGTACATATGTAGGTGGCAGTTGTGTCACTCGGAAGAAAAATTTCAATATCTCTCCTGCCGAAGTGCTCCAACTTAAATGTTTTCTCTCTAGTTATGAAAGGGACATCATTCCAGTCTTCGTCCGTCACTTCAATCTTATAATATTCTACATCCACGCGAGCGTTCCACATTTTCAATTTCACTTCGAGTACATCGTTCATATACGAAGTACGTAACTCTGGATATGTGGGAGTAAGCTCGTGGGCACTTACGTACCCACTTGCAAACAGGAGTAGAAATAAATACTTCATTAGAGCGGGATACACTCCGCCTGAACTACTGCAGTATATTGTCCTGCAGGAAAAGATTTTGTATAACCATAATCCGCCGTTGACGAAATCTTAAACCAGGTGCTTCCTGCAACTGACATTTCATACTCGTGCGCATTGTCATACTCTACCTTGTTTGTATCATAGTCTGCCATGTTTGTGTCTGACATTTCTGATACTTCAACATCTCCAGTCCAAGTTACTACGTCATCCAGTGTAGGTGAAGTAGAGAAGTCGATTGGGTGTTCAATCACAGCTTTGTAATAGTCTGCGGCAAGCACGTCATAACGAATGATGGGCTGTACACCACCATTGGTCGGTGCGGTAGTAAGCTGATAAGGATTGGGGTTACCGTAGACGCCTGGGGTTTCACTAATGATGATACACTTGGAATCAACGTTACCCACGATTTCAGTCTGTGCAACCACTCCGGTCGCAAGAATAGATGCTGCCATCGGTATTACTACTTTCAACATTACTTAGTCTCCTGTTGACTTGACTCGTATTGTGAGTCTACCATTTGCTGATGAAGTAACTGTTGTGC